CCTTGCAGGAAGTCTACGAAGAAACGAAAGCAGGCAAGGTGGACAGGGTGGCCGTTGCTGCTGAGATGTGGCGATACGATCAGGTCAAACTGTATGAAGCGAGCTGGAAGCCGTTGATCGAGCGGATGACGGCGCGGCGACAGCCGGTGCAACCGAACCGAGCGGCACGACGTGCATCAAAGCGCGGTCGCTGACACGCAGGGGAGGGCGGTCAATAATCTGCGCGCACGAGGGTGCTGTATATCCAGCTCCGAATGCTTCGCAAACAGGTGTGGGTTAGGCTAGGGGGGATTTATGCCAGGACCAGCCAAGACTCCAAATGAAATAAAAGCCAGACGCGGCACGCTGAAGCCGAGTCGGGCCGTCGTCGTCCATTTGCAGAACAGTCTGCCGCGCGCGTCCGAACTGGGCGTGCCTGATGGTTTGGGGCCGATTGCGACGGAGGCTTGGCAACGGATCGTCGAATACGCTGGAGCCTGGATCGCAGTCTCGGACCGCGACGCGCTCACGATGCTTGTCAAAGACATCGAGTTCCTCGCAACGCTTGAGGCTCGTATCCAGGTCGATGGCCCAGTGCTCTACACCGACAAAGGCTATGCTTACGCACATCCCGCAGTTGGGATGAGGACAAGCGCGGAGGAGAGTGTTCGCAAGTGGATGAATCACCTCGGACTGACGCCAGCGGATCGGGCCAAATTAGGCATCGCAATGGTGGAGAGCCAGTCCAAGATCGACAAGTTCAGGGAGCGTCTGGAGCGGAAGGCTGGCCACCACGCTGGCTGACGCCAGTCGCGCCTGCTGACCTGAGCCGAAGCCTGGGCGATATAGTCGCCGACTTCGCCGAAGAACTTGTCCCGATTGCCAAAGACTCTATCGCTGGCGCATCAGGCGAACCGCTGCAATTCCGCGTCTGGCAAAGGCGCCTGCTCCGCAGGATGCTCGCTCGCAAGGATGACGGCACCTTCACGCACCGATTCTTCCTGACTGGCATCGCGCGCAAGAATGGTAAGACGGCGCTTGCTTCGACTCTGCCGCTCTTCTTCGGACTCTATGGCGACAAGGGTGGAGAAATCTACTCAGCCGCAGCCGACCGCGACCAGGCGAAACTTGTGATGAGCCACGCGCGTCGAGCCGTGGAGATGAGTCCAGAACTGGGCGGCCAGATCAAACTGTTCCGAGACGCAATGGAGTTCAAGGGAACTGGCACCGTCTACAAGGCACTGTCGTCTGAGGCATTTACGAAAGAGGGACTGAGTGCATCGCTGGTCATTGCTGACGAGTTGGCCGCGTGGCCGAGCCGCGAACTCTTTGACGTGCTCTCGCTCTCAATGGGCGCAAGGCGCTCACCGCTCTTTGTGGCGATTACGACCGCAGGTCAGCGGATGGATTCGACTGGGACTGACTCCATCGCCTACACGCTCTACCAGTTGGCGCGCCGCCGCATCGCTGGCGAGAATGACGACTCAACGCTTGGGATGGCGTGGTGGGAAGCGGCAGACGACGCCTACCTTGACGAGAAGAAGTGGGGCGAGGCGAACCCAGGACTGCTAAGCGATCCAGCCATCTTGTCGCTAGATGACCTGCTCTCGGCCAAGAAGCGCACGCCAGAGGCAGAGTTCCGAACGAAGCGTCTGAACCAGTGGGTCAGCAGCGCCACGGCGTTCCTACCGACTGGCACCTGGGATGCGTGCAAGGATGACCAGATTGAACTGCGCAAGGACGATCCAATTGTGCTTGGGTTTGATGGCTCTTTTCGGCTAGATACAACAGGGATTGTGGCTTGTCGCGTCGCAGACAAGGCCTTATTCGTGCTTGGTCACTGGGAGCGACCGCTAGATGCTGAACTCAACTGGCGCGTTCCAGTCGAGGAGGTCGAGGCAAAGATGCTGGAGATCTGCAAGTCGCACAACGTCAAAGAGATCGTCTGCGATCCGTTCCGTTGGCAACGCTCGATGGAAGCCTGGGCGCAGATGGGACTGCCAGTGGTGGAGTTCCCGCAGACGCCGAGCCGAATGGTGCCAGCGACGGCGGCCTTCTACGATGCGGTCGTCAACGGTCAGGTGAAGCACAATGGAGATCCTTCGCTGGCTCGCCACGCAGCCAATGCCACGCCATATTATTCGCGCAATGGTCTTATGATTCGCAAGGAATCGAAGACATCATTGAAGCGCATAGACTTACTCGTGGCCAGCCTGATGGCGCATAGTCGTGCTGGTACACTCGGAAGCGCGCCTGCGCCTAAGCCACGCGCTGAAGTGAAGTGGATTGACTTGTAGGGAGACTGATGGGCATTCTTGATCGCGTCTTCGGACGCACTGAGCCTGAGGAGAAGCGATTCATTGGTGGCCAGTGGCTAAGCCAAGAAGCCACGTCCAGTTCTGCTGGCGTCCTGGTGACGCAAGAAAACGCGACATCAATTGGCGCAGTGTATGCGGCCGTCAAGTTGTACGCCGATACGGTTGCCGCAATGCCGTGGGACACCTACATCCGCGTTGATGGAACGCGCCGACCATATCGACCGCGACCGCGCTGGATGGACACGCCGATTGCGAATAATCCAAATTACACATCCTTCGAGTTCAAGCATCGCGTCGTCTCTTCACTGCTCCTGGACGGCAACGCATTCATTCTTTGCTTGCGCGATTCTCAGGGCGATGTGATTGAGACGCGCGTGCTAGATCCGCAGAAGGTTGAGATTCACACTGGCGACAAAGGCGAACCGCTCTACCACGTTGAGACAATTGAAGGCGCCATCACGCTAACAGCGGATGAGGTCATTCACATCCCGCTCTTCGCAACTGGCGAGAACCATCGCGGCCTCTCGCCGATTGAGCATCACAAGGTGACGCTTGGACTGGCCAGCGCGACGCAGGCATTCAGCGCAAAGTTCTATGAGAACAATGCAAGCGTTGGCGGACTGATCAAGGTTCCAGGTGAGTTGACGCAGGATCAGGCTGATGCACTTCGCAATGGATTCGGGCGACGCCACGGCGGACTGGAGAAGGCGTGGCGCGTCGCGGTGCTGACTGGCGGAGCCGACTATCAGCAGTTGGGCGCGAAGATCAGCGATCTGCAGTTGGTGGAGACGATGCACTACGGCGTGGAGGCCATTGCGCGTATCTACGGCGTGCCGCTGCATATGCTTCAGTATCCAGGCGGGAACACGTCATATAGCAGCATCGAAGTGATTTCAATCGAATGGTTGCGGCTTGGACTCGGCCCACTAATTGCTCGCCTAGAGGCTTCGTTCCAGCGTATCATTCCAGGAAGCCAGCAGACGTTCCTCAAGTTCACGCTTGATGGTCTGCTCCGAGCGACAACACAGGAACGCTATAACTCGTACAACACGGCATTGGTTTCAGGCTTTTTGTCGGTGAACGAAGTGCGCGCACTGGAAGACAGACCACCTGTAGATGGTGGCGATGAGTTCTGGAAGCCACTCAACATCGGGACGATTGGTCAGGAGAATCCGTAATGCCGTACTTCATCACCGACAGCGCTGACGGCTGCGCTGGCTGGGCGACGATCAAAGACGACGGCGAAGTGATCGGATGCCACGAGACGAAAGAGGCGGCGATTGAGCAGATGGTTGCCGTCTCGCTTGCGGAGGGCATTGAGCCAGGCGGCGAGCGAGCGTTGCCAGATAACTACCGACCGTCCCTGACGCCTGACGTTCCTGATGGCCGCGCGTGCGGCAATTGCCGATTCTTCAACGAGGCAAACGTGCAAGAGGATGAGGATGGCATCAAGGCGTTCTGCGAGCGTTGGGACGATTACGTTCGCGGCGACCATTACTGCAACGCGTGGGAGCCAAACGAGTCAGGTGACTCTGACGATGGCGACGAGATGCGCGTGCTGATTGACGTGCCTGAATATATTCAGATTGCAGCCGAGAAGGGACTGACCTATCAGCGCAATGGTTTCGGCGGAGACGGATTGACGGATCAGACAATTGAAGAGGCGCGACAGTTGCGCGCTGGACAAGTTGAGGACGACAAGGTGACGAGAATGCGTGCCTGGATTCTGCGCCACCGCATTGATTGGGAAGATGTTGCGCGCAATAACGATCCAGACAACGAAGACTTCCCAGGCCCAGGAGCGGTCGCTGCATATCTTTGGGGCGTTGATCCCACAACAGAGAATGGTGCAGATCGAGTCCTAGAATGGGCGGACGGCGTTCTCGCGCCGCTGCTTGAAGATGAGAGGTTTGACGTGAAGGAACTTGAGACACGCGCTCTCCCGATGGGCGACTTCACCGTGACCGAAGGCGAAGACGGACAGAAGACATTCACTGGCTATGCGGCCCTGTTTGGCGCACCTTCCGCTGGTCTTCCATTCACCGAAGTAATCGCACCAGGCGCATTCCGTCGCACGCTATCTCGCGTTGCAGATGGTAAGAAGATCGTTTCATTCCTGTTCGGACACGATGAGACTCGCGCACTTGCGACGACCGCGAGCGGACGCCTGAGCCTTACTGAAGACGAGCGCGGCCTGAAGGTCGAGGCGAAACTTGATCCATCCGATCCAGACGCCGCAGGCGTGATCTCCAAGTTGACGCACGAGGCTCGTGCAATGGGGATGTCATTCGGCTTCACGATTCCGAAGAATGGCGACGAGTGGGACGAGGACACGCGCACGCTGCGCGAAGTCAATCTATTTGAGGTCAGCGTCCTAAGCGCAGGCCAGACGCCAGCCTACCCAGCCACGCTGGGCCTTACCTCCGTTCGCAAGGTCGCGTCCCGAATGGGCGTGGACGGTGATCGGCTTATCTCAGCCATCGAGTCCATCAAGGCAGCGCAACCGCTGACCGTTGAGGATGTCGAGGTGATCGAGTCCGTCACGGAGAAGTTGGCTCCGAAGCGTGATGCAATTGATCCGTCAATTGCACAAGCGAAGTTGCTGCTTGCCGAGATGGAATCGGAATTGCTCTAACAGCCACGAGGTCGCGTCCCACCGCGCTTAGTACGCGAGTCCACGCAAGACCATCCCGCTAGGCGAGCCGCACCATTGTGGAAGCCAATCAAGACAAGGAGACAGAAATGTCAGACGTAAGAAACCTGCACGAGAAGCGTGCAGCACTTCTGACCGAGGCTCAGTCCATCGTGACCGACCTCGCGTCGAAGGGCGAAGCGCTTGAGGGCGAGTCACAGGCTCGCTTCGAGAAACTTACTTCAGAGGCTGCAACCGTTGCGGCCGCGATTCGTTCGGAGAAGGAAGCCGCCGAAGCGCGCTCCGCTGCTGATGCAGTGCGAGCCGAGTTCGCAACGGCGATTGCTCCGAAGGCTGAGAAGGCCGACGGATCGAACGATGAACTCCGCGCACTTGCCCGAACAGGCGGCGCGCAGGTGTTCGAGTACCGCGATGTCTCACGCAGCACTGGCCTGGGCAACCCAGTCACCATTGCTGATCGCGTGAACGTTGTTGCGGCTCAGTTCAACCCATTCATTGACCCAGCCATCGTGACGGTGCTCCGCACCAGCACTGGCAACAACATCCAGTTCCCACGAGTCACGGCTCTTGGAACCGCTGGCTCCGTTGCTGAGGCTGGAACGATTGGTGAGTCCGACGGAACGCTCAACGCGCTCAGCCTGACGCCAGTGAAGTACGCGACGATCATTCAAATCACAGAGGAACTTGCTGAAGACGCAGCCTATGATTTGAGTGCGATGATCGCGGACAAGTGCGGTGCAGAAGTCGCAGTAGCACACGGGGCCTTCGCTGGTACCGCTGTTGCCGCTGCAGCGCAGGTTGGCGCAACTGGTTCTGGAACGGTTTCCGTAAATCCTACGTTTACCGATCTAGCCAAGTTGAAGGCGTCCTGCAATCAGGCCTATCGTCGGGCACCGAAGGCGGGTTGGTTGATGAACGACACAACGCTCGGCGTTGTGACTGGTCTCGTTGACACGAGCGGCCAGCCAATCTTCCGACCAGGCGATGCGAACGTTGCAGACCGACTCCTCGGAGCACCTGTCTACAGCGCAGCGCTTATCGACCTGACGGACAACACCGCAGGGGCGATCCTTTTCGGTGACCTCGGACAGATCTACACCGTCCTCGTGGGCGGCGTGCGAGTTGAAGTTTCCCGCGAGTTCGCGTGGAACCTCGGCCTGATCTCCTACAAGGTTGAAGTTCGCGGCGCGACTGGTCTTGCTCAGGCAAGCGCAGTCAAGTCGTATCAGTCAGCCAACGTCGCCTAATCAGTAGGCACTAGGTTGAGCGGCGGGGTGTCGGGCTTCGGCTCGGCGCCCCGCTCGCATCAGGAGGGGAAATGGACATCTTGAAGAAACTCAAGGAACTGGCTCGGCGGACGCCTCGTAAAATCAACGCAGAGGCATCTAGGAGCCACGTAGAGCGCGCTATTATCACGAGGTGGGGCAGCACAGCCACCCTGATCAGAACGCCGCTTAGAGAGCGGGAAAGAGGGATTGACGAGTGATTCAGCATCTGAGCAGCAGGCAGATGAGCGTCGGGACTGCGCACGAGTCTATCGCGGAAGGCTATGTCGCAGGAACAGAACTGCACCTCTATGCCTCAGGCAATAACTCGAAGGACATCTTTCTTGGCGCCGATGGCGTGACAATCACGACTGGCTACCTCCTCAGGAAAGACACAGCCATCACAATTCGCTTGATGGAGCGACAGACGCTCTATGCTGTCGCTGAAACGAACGGACAACTGCTCACAATCTTGGAAGTCGGAGGCATCTGATGTCGTACGCAACGCTCGCAGAGTTCAAGGCAGCGATCGGAATCAGCGACTCCGCTGATGACCAGGCGCTGCAGTCGGTGCTCGACGCAACCGATGCGCTGATTGATCTTTACACCGACCGCAAGCAAGGCTTCGGAACGGCGACTGAGACGCGCTACTACACGGCCGACGATTATCGCTACGTCTTGACTGATGATCTCGTCAGCATCACAACGCTGCAGACTGATGACAACGGCGACGGCACCTACGAGACAACCTGGACTGCTGGCACTGACTACAACCTCGCGCCAGGCAATGCAGCACTTGACGGCTGGCCGTACAACGAAATCGATGTATCGGTGAACTGGCCGCGCAACTTCCCGCGCGACGTCTATCGTGGCGTGAAGGTTGCTGGCGTCTTCGGCTGGCCAGCCGTGCCAAGCGCAGTCAAGCAGGCGGCAATCATTCAGGCTGGTGCAGTGTGGTCATCAAGGACGTCCCCCTTCGGCGTGATCGGTTCGCAGGATCTTGGCGGCATCATTCGCCAGACACGCGCATTGCATCCAGAAGCACAGATCTTGCTTGAGGCATACCGCAAGCGTGAAGGGTTGAGTCGATAATGGCGCTTGGCAATACGTTCAACATCACGATCAATCAGGGCGCAACGTTTGAGTTGACGGTCACCTGGAAGGATTCTGCGGGCACCGCAATCAACCTGACTGACTACAGCGCGCGGATGCAGGTGCGTGAGACTTACTCTTCCACGAGCAGCGTCCTCAGCCTCACCGATGGCTCTGGCATCACGCTCGGCGGATCTGCTGGAACGATTGCCATTGTCATCTCGGCAACGACCACGGCGGCGCTCACTGCGCCGTTCAGCGGCGTGTATGACCTTGAACTTGTAAGCGCTGGTGGCGTAGTGACTCGATTGCTACAAGGAGCCGCGACCGTCTCGCCAGAGGTGACGCGATGAGCGTTGAGGTTGAACTGACCACGCAGATCATTGCGATCAACGATACGCGCACCGAGATCACGGTGCAGGCACCAGGGCCTGCGGGCGCGCAAGGTCCAACAGGTCCAGCAGGTGCAACAGGTCCAGCAGGTTCAGCAGGTCCAGCGGGTTCGGCTGCGACGATTGCTGTTGGAACGGTCACGCAAGGAACTGCCGTCTCGGTCACAAACAGTGGCTCATCCTCTGCAGCAGTCTTTGACTTTGTGCTTGTCAAGGGAGACAAGGGCGATAAGGGCGACACTGGCGACACAGGCGCAACTGGCGCCACTGGTGCTGCTGGATCAGCCGCGACAATCACCGTCGGCACTGTCACCACTGGGACGGCTGGCTCAAATGCCACCGTCACAAACGTTGGCACATCTGGCGCCGCAATCTTTGACTTCTCGATTCCGCGCGGCGATACAGGCGAGACTGGTGCGACTGGCGCCACTGGAGCAACTGGGCCAGCAGGGACTGGCGTTCCGACTGGCGGAACCGCTGGGCAAGTCCTCGCCAAGATTGACTCGACCAACTACAACACGCAGTGGGTTGATCAGACTGGCGGCGGTGGCACTGCAACCGTAGTCGTCGGCACGTCACCGATCAACGCGTCTACGACGAGCGGCACGGCAACAGTCTCCATTGACGCAGCCAGCACCACGCAGAGCGGTGCCGTGCAACTTGAGGACTCAACCTCGTCAACGTCTACGACGAAGGCGGCAACACCGAACAGCGTCAAGAGCGCGTATGACCTCGCCGCAGGCAAGGTCGCCTCTGTCGCTGGCACTGGTGCCATCTCCTCTACTGGCGGAACTGCGCCTGTTATCTCAGTGGCTGCAGCCACCACAAGCGTGGTCGGCGCGGTGCAGTTGGAAGACTCGACATCTAGCACAAGCACAACCACGGCGGCGGTTCCGAACTCAGTGAAGTCGGCATACGACTTGGCGAATACGGCTAACACCACGGCTGGCACTGCCATCCCGAAGAATACGGTGACTGCCGCAGGAGACCTGATCTACGCGTCAGGCTCGGCAACCGTCACGCGACTCGGCATCGGGACTGCGGCGCAGATCCTCAGCGTGAGCGCGCTCGGCGCTCCTGAGTGGACGACGCCAGCCGCAATCGGGACGGCGAATACGACTGGCACCTACGGTGTCACCACACTCACCGACTCGACTTCGTCCACGAGCACAACGACTGCGGCGACACCTGCGAGCGTGAAGTCGGCATACGACCTTGCTGCTGGCAAGGTGGCGTCGGTTGCAGGGACTGGCGCGATCTCGTCAACAGGCGGCACGGCTCCAGTCATCTCAGTTGCCGACGCGACAAATCTGGTCAGGGGCGCAGTTCAACTTGAGGATTCAACCTCCAGCACGAGCACCACAACGGCTGCTGTTCCAAACTCGGTCAAGTCTGCCTACGATCTTGCCAACACTGCAAACACAACCGCAGGGACGGCGATTCCAAAGGCAACAGCGACAGCAGCAGGTGACATCCTGTACGCAAGCGGGTCAGCCACGATCACGCGTCTCGGCATTGGTACAGCCGCGCAGGTCTTGAGCGTCTCAGCAGGCGGCGTGCCTGAGTGGACAACTCCAGTTGCCGCAGTTGGAACCGCAACAACGGCTGGCGTGTACGGCGTCACCACGCTTGAGGATTCAACCTCCTCGACCTCTACGACGACGGCCGCAGTGCCGAACTCAGTCAAGACAACCTACGACCTTGCAGGATCAAAGGCGCAAGTCACTGTCGGAACGGCGCAGCCGAGCACGCCAAATACTGGCGATGTCTGGGTTGATACGGCTGGAACGGCAACCGCAATCAACGCAGTGCCGCTCGCTGCGTTCACAAGCACTGGCTCAATCCTATACGGCGGTGGAGTCGGCACTGCTTCCACGCTCTCAATCGGAACAGCAGGCCAAGTTCTCTCAGTGTCTGCTGGCCTTCCATCCTGGACAACATTGACGGCTGCTGCGGCTGATTTCCAGGAGTTCACTAGTAGCGGATCTTGGATCAAGCCTGCTGGAAAGAGCGCGGTTTACGTTCTAGCAATCGGCGCTGGTGGCGGCGGTGCAAGCGGACAGATCACGACTAGCAACACAATTGGTGGTGCTGGTGGTGGCGGCGGTGCTCACGTCTGGAGATGGATCAACGCCTCGGCGCTCCCAGGGACAGTGACGGTGACCATCGGAAGCGGCGGAGTAGGCGGAAGTGCAGTGACTTCTGACTCCGCGAACCTAAGCGGACTGGCTGGTGCTAATGGTGGTCAGACTTCGTTTGGAACTGCAGCCGTTGCGCTTGGAGGGTATGGGGCTGGGTGGACATCAGGAAACGCTCAAACTGGCATTGGGGTTGCCGAGTGGGGTCAAAGATCACTTGACGACACTGCCGATTCTGGGATTCGCACGTCAGATGAGCCAGGCACCGCAAAAATCTTCTCTGCTACAACAGCAGCAAACTACTCAAATCACCTCTCCGTTGGGCGGGGTTCTATCGCTGGATACGCAGCAATCCGCGCGATGACTAGAACTGGTGGCGGTGGCGGTGGTGGTCTCTCCGACACGGGGGCCTCATACGTCGGAGGTGCTGGTGCTCGAGGTTTCGGGATTGACAGCACCGTGGCTTCTGGCGGGACTGCAGGGGGTGGCGCAGCATCTTCTGCGACTGATGGACTTGGCGCTGGCGGCGGTGGCGGCGGCGGCGCGGTGAACGCCGATGCTGGGAACGGAGGCAATGGCTATCTTGGCGGTGGTGGCGGTGGTGGCGGTGGCCCAACGCGAACTGCTGGGACCGTCACATCTGGAGCAGGTGGAAATGGCGGCGGCGGCTATGTTCTCGTCATCTCAATCTAGGAGAAAATGATGAACTCGTATCTTGTAATCAAAGATGATCAGGTCGTCAACGTAGTGCTTTGGGACGGCGTATCAGACTGGGTTGCGCCTGATAACGCAACTGTAGAACTTGCGCCTGAAGGCGTTGGCATTGGCTGGATTCGCGTCAACGGCAACTGGGTTTCTCCTGAGCCTCCTGCTCCGCCAGCAGAAGATCCACTCAAGGCATCTGCACGCGCTAAACTATCTGCTCTTGGTCTTACTGACGAAGAGATCAGCGCAATCGTAGGAGGCTAAATGGCAAACATCCCAAAGGTCTGGAACGGAACGCAGTTCGTTGAACTGGAGGCTGCGGCCACGGTTCCGCCTGCTGCCTCGACCACGACTGCTGGCATCGTGCAACTGACAGACTCCACGAGCAGCACGAGCACAACGACTGCAGCCACGCCGAACAGCGTCAAGTCAGCCTATGACTTGGCTGGAACTGCGATCCCAAAGGATACGGTCACGGCGGCTGGCGACATCATTTACGCGTCAGGATCTGCGACGCCAACTCGCTTGGCGATTGGAACAGCAAATCAGGTGCTTCAAGTTATTTCTGGCGTCCCCTCGTGGCAAACACTTGCTGCAGCAGGCGCAGACGTTCAAGAGTTTACAAGCAGCGGATCGTGGGTAAAACCTGCTGGGAAGAGCGCAGTCTTTGTCTTTGCCGTTGGTGGTGGTGGCGGTGGTGGTGGCGGAAACTCATCTGAAACTACAACTCGTGTCGGCGGCGGCGGTGGATGGGGAGGGAATCATTCGATGATGTGGTTCCCTGCAGCGTCTCTGGCAGGAACTGTCACTGTCACAATTGGCGCTGGCGGCGCAGGCGGCGCTGGCACAACGTCAACAGGTTCCAATGAGGGATCAGACGGCTCTACAACAAGTTTTGGATCAGCGCTCATTGCGAAAGGTGGGCGCCGCGGCAGAAATGTCAATGCTTCTTGGTACATTCCGTTTGCTGGCAGGCCAATTGAATATGGTCAATATGTGTCAAGAGAGTCTCAGACCGATTCGTCTGAAGGAACTGCTCTTACAAACGTATTTGATTACCAAACAGGAAGTTTGACACTTGCTCGGATCAGTAGCGGACTTCCAGGCGGGGCGCGAACAACTGGCGCATCGGGATATGCTGCACAAGATTCTTTGATTGGTACGGGCGGAGGAGGCGGCGGTGCTGGCGACGCCATAACCAACGTCGTTGGCGGCGCTGGCGCAAAAGCATTTGGACAAAATTATACAAACGCATCTGGCGGGTCTGCGTCAACTGCTCCTGGGGCGGGGACAGTTCTAGGGTACGGCGGTGGCGGAGGAGGATCAGGTGGAACTCCGACAGCAGGCGGCGCTGGGTATATGGGCGGCGGCGGTGGCGGCGGCGGCCGTGCATATCCACTTGGAGTTCTGTCTGGCGCAGGGGGCGCTGGTGGAACTGGCTATGTGCTCGTCATCTCGATCTAAGGAGAGACAATGAAATATCTTGCAGTTGATCAGGATGGATTGGTTCATAACGTTGTGGCCTGGGATGGAGTTTCTCCCTATGATCCAGGCGACGGAATTTCACTTGTGGGGGTTGATGAATCAACAGTCATCAGCCCAGGTGATTCCTGGGATGGCACCCAAGTGTTGATTGCACCAGCACCTCCGCCTCCAGCAGAAGATCCCCTGAAGGTGAGCGCGCGCGCCAAACTTGCTGCGCTTGGGCTGACTGAAGAAGAGATTGCGGCACTCGTCGGATGAACGACCTAGACATCCTTGACGCGATGGCCGAGCGGCTCAAGTCAGTTGAGCCGCCACTTGGCTACGCCATCCGTGGCGTGCATTCGACTCCTCCAGAGTCGCTGCCAGCGGTACCAGCCATCTTGCTGATGCCTGGCAACGATACGATCTCTGTCGGGTCTGGAAATCGCACCGTGGTGCTGACGGTGAACGTCGTCGCCTATCTTCTGCCGATCCCACGAATGGAGCAGAAGTACCGCGACCTCTATACTTTCCGCAGTTGGCTCCGCGACGCGTTCAACGGCGCGGTGACGATTGATGGTCAAGCGGTCCAGGTTGCCGTCACTGGGACGACGATGGGGACCGATACTTATGCCGATCAGGATTATCTGACGGTGACAGCGACGGCTGAGGTGACGGTCTACGAGACCATTGCCTACACCGCGTAGAGCAAGGAGAGCAAGATGGCAACATACGGCGCGAAGGCTCTGACGCGAATTGCAGCAGCCTCGCAAAGCGGATTCGGAACTGCGGCCAGCATCGGGACAGCGACTGGCGAGATTCTCTTCAATGATGCCGTCGGGACGATTGATCTCGGCGTCACGGTCGATCTTGGCGAAGACACAAGCGTAGGCAAGCGCACCGCGATCCAGGCTGGCCGCGTTGCGATCACTGGCAAGAATCCAGTCATCACGCTGGCCGAGTCTCCAGCATCACTCCGCACGCTCCCACTATTCTTTGATGCAATCGGCGCCACAACGTCAGGGACGGCTTCGCCGTATACCTGGACCTGGAGTCCAGCGCAGGGCGACGTGGACACGGCAGTGTTCTACTCGATGCTCGTCACTGACGGCGTGCAGAAGTATCTCGTCCGCGACGCGGTGCCAACTGAGATCACGCTATCGGCTGACGCCTCAGGGCTGATGCAGGCTGGCGCGACATTCGGCGCAACGGTCGTCTCGTCCTCGGCTCTTGCATTCCCAACGGCGCTTCCAGTGCAACCAGTGATGGCTGGCCGCCTGCTCAAGTTGAGCAGCGACAGCAACTTCCCAGACAAGTCTGGTACTGGTGCAACTGACTACGACCACCTCCTTTCGTTTAGCCTTTCGGTGACGACTGGGATGGCGATGGTGAACGCGCTGGATGCCAGCCTCACGGCGGCGACCGCTGCATTCACGCAGGCCCTTGATGCCACGCTCACGCTGACGGTTGCAAGCAACAGCGACGCAATCGCCAACGGAGCCTGGGGCATTACGGAGCAGGCCGAGCAGCGCTACCTCCGCATCTACGGCACAACTGCAGATGGCTTCGGGATTTGGATTCTTGGCTCTTGGGTAATCGAGTCGGTGACGCCGATCTCGGCAGAGCAGGACGGCTTGATCGTGAACGAAGTCTCGCTCCGACTGGCATATGATGCGACCTCAGGCAAGTCGCTTGAGGTGATTGTGGATTCACCGCTTGATGTAGCACCGTAATCGGTGAGAGGAGGTTCAGATGGCAAATAAGGTCGTCACGCTAGACGGCGAGTTCGCTGGGTGGCAGTGCGAGTTGAGACCGCAAGTCTCGGCTCGCATCTTGCTTGAACTTGAGAGCGGACAGCCGTCGCGTGCACTTGCAGCGTTCGCGCAGATTGTGATCTCGCACAACTTCAAGGGGCTGGACGGCGAGCCAGTAGAAGACGTCCTGGATGCGCCAATCGAGGCGCTGACGGCGACGATCCAGAAGTGGGCCGAAGGGAATAACCTGGACCCCAAGTAAGGCTCGCCGCTAGGCGGTTGTCAATCGGACAAGCGGTTGCACCTCCGCCAGAAATTATCTTCCATATACTCGGAGAGAAGTTCGGGATGTGGCCAGAGCAGGTGGCGAGCCTGCCAGTCAATGAGGTGGTGCGCGCGTGGCAACTCCACGCTGAGATGCAACCAAAGGAGCGCAAGTAGTGCCAAGCAGTCCAGCCAAGTCGGTCGCTGAGTTTGAGTTGAAGTTTGAGGAGTCCTACAACCAGTTTCAACGCGGCTTCTTGCAGGGTTCCAACCCGAAGGCGTTTGGGCGACTGCTGACGATTGCGGCAATCAACGCTGCGCGCACGATGGTCAAGCCGATGCAGGCAGAAGCACCAGTTCGCACTGGGCGCCTTCGCAAGTCCATCAACGCCAAGCGCGGTCAGTATCAGCGACCGTCTGCCACCGTCGGTCCTCGACCTGGGCGCAGCCGTGGCGACCGAAATGGCGCGTGGTATCGCTGGTTTGTGACGACAGGCGTCAAGCCGATTCGCCAGACCAAAAACGGTCCTAAGGCAGTGAAGGGGGTGCAGGGGCGACCGTTCGTCACGCAGGTAGCAAACAAGAGCGACGTGCAAAAGACAGCAATGAACGCCTACTGGGATACAATCGGAAAGTTCTTTGATGACAAACTCTTCCGTGATCGCATCACGAAGTTCAAGCGGAGAGGGTAATAAATGGTCACCTCAACAGGTCAGGCAGTATTCGCAGTCGTCGCAAAAGACGCCGCGACGAAGACGCTCGGCAATGTCGGGAAGTCTTTTGGCAGCCTGAAGCGCAACGGCACCAGGGCCTTGAAAGCCATCGCTACGGCTTCTGTTGTTGCCGCAGGTGCAGTTGCTGCCTTTACAACTAACGCGGTGAGGGGCGCGATCAGCGAAGAGCGATCCATCCTCCTGACAAATGCCGCGCTGCGTCAGCGAGGATTTGACCTAGATGCGCTTGCTCCGAAGGTGGAGGCTCAGGTCAAGGCGTTTGAGCGGTACGGACTAGAGGGCGAGAACGTGCGGTCTGGCATCGAGGCAGGCAGCCGATTCTTCAAGAATCAGAACAACTTGCTCAAGGCAAATGCATCGGCAGCAAACATTGCCGCAGTCACTGAGCAGGATCTTGCAACAGTAATGAAGATCTTTGGCAAGGCTGCTCAAGGACAGACGCGAGGACTGAAGACCCTCGGCATTGAAGTTGAAGAGGGCGCAAAACTCAAGGACATTTTGATCGCCGCAGATGAGAAGTACGCAGGGCTTGCAGACGAACTTGCCAAAAGCACAGGCGGCAAAATGCTCGCGGCACAAGAAAAGTTCAATGGCGCAATGGACGAGTTTGGGCTTGCGCTTCTTCCAAGAATCAATGATGCGCTGGAAGTCCTAACGGAAGACATCTTGCCAGGGTTTCAGAAGTTTCTTGAAGATCTTGGTCCCATCATCAACGGGTTTATTGACAACACAATCGGACCGCTCATCACGTCATTTGATGACCTTGCCAAAGCGCTGGGCTTTGAGGATGGCTTTGGGTTGCTATTGGAGTCAATCAAAGTTGCGTTGATTCCGTTGCAGGTAATCGCCGCCGTCGTCAAAGGCATTGTGGACGGCATTACTACGGCAATCAAGTTGCTCAACTCGCTCTCGAGCAGCGAGACTGGCGCGCTTATCGCTGGCAATGCGCGCACGCAGTATCTGACTGGCGGCAATCTCGGCGTCTCCACTCCAACCAGCGAGATGTCGGGGTACCTGCAGACAAACGTTCAGTTGAGCATCGGCACGCAGAAGCAGGATCAGTTGGTCTCTGGCGCTCTGCAAAGGATGGCGCCAGGCCGTCGCCCAACCTACTAAGCCGTGGCAAATCCATTCAGCCTTATTGTCGCTGGCGTTGACGGAGGAGCAAACCTCCTAGATCTACCATCGCCAAGCGCGAATACGACGCCGCGCGTTGATCTGTCAACGCTCTCGATCACGATGTCTGGCGATGGTGGCGGGCAGATGGTCTTTGACGTCATCCAGCCAAAGACGCCAGTCGGCGGTCCGTGGTGGAAGTCTGGCGGCGTATATGACAATGCGCGGGTTCAATTCTTTGACTCGCGCTATAGTGCCACAACTCCAGTATTTCTTGGCTTCGTCACAAACGTATCTGCTCGGCTTCTTGGAAATGGACTGGGGAGCGTATGCACCGTCACCGTCGCTGATGCCGATGCGTGGCTCGACAAGACCATCGTCCGCAAGGGCTTCATTGGCACCAACTGGAAGCAGATGGTCGGACCATTCACGCGCGGCAATCTGAACACCACTGATCGAGATCTTGTAAACGCGCTGCTCAAGAAGATCTATGACCAAGTCAGCGATTCGACAACGCGCCAACTGCTGGACACGAGCGTGATCAGCGGCACGACACGCGCCATATTTACTGGCTCCGCGCAGACCGTTGGCCGTCAGACGTTCAAGGCTGGAAACCTGACGAACGCGCTTGATCAAATCTCTGAACTCTCGTCAGGGCAATCCAATGCCGCCTACCGCTATTACGTTGACGGCGATGGACGCCTGAACTATGGGCCAGTGACTGCCGCGCCGTCCTACGCGACGGCACCAGCCGAGATCGTGACCGATCCCGCTGATGTTGCAGTCGGCTCATCAAGCGCCGCAACCAAGATCCTTGCGCGCAGCGTTGAGGTCAACCTGGATCACGATCAGATCGTGAAGGGCATATTCGTGCAGGCGGCGAACACTCGCGCTCGATGGGACTCCAACGCAAACCCGCCGACCAACGATCCGTACTTCCGCTCCTACACTGGGACCTACTCGCGCAACGGCGCTGGTCTCGCCTCGCGCAATGGACCGCTTCCAATGGAAGTCTTCTCTGCGCCAAAGATCAAGATCAAGCCAGATCGCGGAACGCAGATTGGACGGCTTGCACGAGCCACAATGCAGACGCGTGGCAAGCCTGTTCGCACCGTCTCATTCACCGTTGCTGGATCAAACTTGACGCAGACCTCGTCGCCTGACTGGTCCTACGGATACTCGCAAGGCTACGCGCAGACTGGGGCGAGCACCTGGTCGCTCGTGAAGGCGTGGCTCCCAAATCAGTACGTCAAGTTGACAGCACCTGCGCTTGACCTTTCCGCTACCATCTTGCGGATCGCGTCGGTCACGATGTCATTCGAGTCTGGTAGCACATACCAGGTCCGCTATGACGTTGAGGCGGAGTTCCGACGACGCAAACTTGGCAAGGCGCTGAGGCGCATCTTGGTGGGGGAATAAATGGCTGAGCAGTACGGAACGAACCTCGTCGGGCTTGCAGGTTACGAAGGCGACCTGACCGCAGACAGCGGCGAGACGCTGATCACGAACGACTCAGACGGCGGCGGCGCGCTCCTCTTCGGACCAGCCGCGCTGCGAGAGATTCAGGCTGGCGTGGCAAACGGCGACTTTGCCAGCGCGCCTGACGATCCAGACACGGACATCAGCGACGAGAACCCGCTGCCGTATTTCACCTTCACCGACAACAGCGGTGGGGCGATTACGGCTCGCGTGATTGAGGATCTGACCGCTGGCTCAGGCAACGTGCTGCGATTCCGCATTGCTGGTGGCACTGGATCTGGCAACAGCGTCTCGATTGAACGCTTTGTGCCTGTACCTGGTACGCGCAATCGTTCGTTTGTGTTCACGCCTGAGATCTACTGCATCAACGCCTCGTCAACATCCAACGCGAAGGTAGTGCTGTCGTACCAGTATTACGAGAACGACCAGTCCACGACGACAGGCACTGGCGACAACCGCGAGCGAACCTTTGCCGAAATTGGCAGTGCAGACACGCTACGCATTGCAAGCAACTACACGCGTCTGGCGATTCCATCAGACGCCGCGTACATCCTCGTCAAGATCACCATCTCAACGACTGGCACCGTCTCGTCGCAGGCAGACATCTCGCTCGCCGAGGTGCGCCTGATCGCAGGCGGATCGGATCTCTACATTGCCGAGAACAGTCAGCCTGGAAGTTATGGACCTGCTCGAATTCGCCAAGTAAGCGGAACGTTGAGCATCACGCCAAACCTCGGCGGCTCTGGAACAGTCAATATTGACGGCACGCTTGGGCTGACCGATCTCTCACTCAGCGGGACGCTTGACGTTGCTGGCGTGACAAGCCTAACCGAGCGAATCAACGTCACAAGAGCGGCAGCAACCAATGACGCGTTTCTTGCAAAGGTTGATGGCGATTCTGTAAACAGATTCTTGATTGAGGCCGATGGAGGGATGTTCTGGGGCAGCGGATCATCAGCACGAGATGTCAACCTGTATCGCTCGTCCAGCACCACACTCCGAACTGACGATGCGTTTGCCGCTGACATCCTGAGCGCGACGCTGAGCGTCAGTGCTGGCAACGGAAACTTCAACGCCGACGGTCCAAATACAACCACGGCTGCGACAAACACCTGTCAATTTGTGCTGCTCTCTGGCACTCAGTATCAGATCCGTCGCAATACCTCGTCCGCCCGATACAAGACCAACATCGTGCCAGCCGATGAGATCGTCTTGAATGCGGCGCGACAGATCACGCCGAAGCACTTTGAGTCCACGATTGACAATCCAGAGGAACTCGGCAAGACGCGCCTGGGCTTCATTGCGGAAGAGATCCACGAGGCTGGGCTGACACACGCGGTCGGATACAATGAGGACGGACAGCCAGAAACGCTTGATCACATTGCGCTGATTGCCGCACTCTGGCACCGTGTCAATGATCTCGAAGCGCGCCTGACGGCGCTGGAGACAGCAGAATGAGTCCACGCACGAGCCAGAACGCGGAGATCCTCAAGCGCCTCGACCTGATGAACACGCGCCTGAACGCGCAATCAGACAAGATTGACGCGCTGACACGCGACATTGACCAGATGAAGGGTGGGCTATCTGTGCTTCGCGCCATAGGTGGACTACTTGGCGTGGGTGGGCTAGGCGCTCTTCTGACCTGGATGATCCAGCAGTCGAAGTGAACCTGATCGTCCGCTCGCAACTTGGACTCGCCGAGCGCCTCGGCGTGAAGGCAATGGACGACTGCGGTCCTGCAAGCCTCGCAACGGCTGCAACCTACCTCGGACTCCCGACGACTACGAAGCAGGGGCATTCAGCCTGCGCTCAGGCTGGCCGTGTGGACACGCCGACTGGCGCCGAGGGGACATCCGCCGCGCAGTTGGTGAAGGCTGGCAAGATCCTCGGACTGAACACGCGTTCGGTTTACGACTGGAGCGAGGCGAGCAACCAGGTGAAGAATGGCGCGGCGCTGATCCTCAACATCCAGGCGAGTCAGAAAGTTGTGCCAGACCACCTGCGCTCCAAGTGGCAACGCGGCTACTGGAAGAAGCAGCCGCTCGCCACCTACGGCCACTACGTTGTGTTGGCATATCAGAACGGCGGCTGGCTCTATGCTTGTCCGACAATGCAGGAGGGCAAGCCTGGAAGGGCTGCTACGCCTGGAGAAGTAAAGGTGCTACGAGACTCGAAGGGGAACGCGGGATTCCCGACGCCTCCAGCGATGATCCTCGTGCATAGAAAGTAGGGAGAGATGGATCAGTTCTACAGCGACCTCGTAAACGCGTTTATTGTGGCACTCGTGCCAGTGGCAATCGGGGCCTTCGGCTGGCTTGCCAATGCCTTGATCAATTACTTGAAGGCTCGGATGGCCACGGAGCACTACGCGATGTTGGAGAAGATTGCCTCCGCGACCGTGGCTGCGGTCAGCCAGACGCTGAACTCGAAGGCTGGCGAGGAGAAGAAGGCGGCCGCCATTGCCCTGGTGCGCGCCGAGTGCGCCAAGCGTGGGATCAAGTTGAACGAAGAGGAGATCAGCAACGCGGTCGAGGCGGCCGTGTATCGCGCGAAACTGGGGGCTTGACAGTCTCCTGAGGCGGCTTCATTCTGATCCGTGGCGTGTAGCCACGCCAGAGAGGGGAGGTCTATGGACAAAGTTAGAAGGGGTCCGCGCTGCGCGATGTACGCGCCTCCGCTAGATGCGGAGGACCTGGAGCGGCTGCGTGCCGCTCTCAAGGCGCCTGAGATTGCAACATCGTCAATCTGGCGATGGCTCGACAAGAAGAGCGTTGATGTCGGGATTGACACCGTGAAGCGGCACCGCAGAGGCGAGTGCTATTGCAGGAGGGAAATATGACGGACTTCAAGGAGTTCCACCAAGACGATGAACTGAATGAACTGAAGTCGGCGCACCGACGTGCGCTGCGAGCACTGGCAAAGAAGGAACAGCAGACTGAGGAACTCGTGGACGCTGTGTACCGCGCTGCGAAGGATGCGGCGGTCGGAATGAAGATTCCAGCCGTTCCTGCTCCGAAGCCAGACAAGCGCAAGGGCAAGCGCGAGGTTGCCGTGGTGCAACTGAGCGACTGGCAGTTGGGCAAGAAGAGCGTGGACTACGACATTGACACTGCGGCGAAGCGGCTGCAGTTGCTCGCCGAGAAAGTGAAGCGCGTGGTCGAGATCCAGCGTAAAGATCATCCAGTCGATGACCTGAAGATCTTGCTCACTGGCGACCTCGTGGAGTCAGACGGCAACATCTTTCCAGGGCAAGCGTATGAGGTTGAGGCTGGCGGCTTGTACGTCCAGATCTTCCGAGGTGCGGAGATGCTCGCGCAGTTCGTGCGCGCGATGGCCGCGTTGTTCCCGAACGTCGAGGTTTATGGCGCCATCGGGAATCACGGACGATTGGGACGATTCAACGATCACTCGCCAGAGAGCAACAGCGATGCGATTCTTTACAACATTGCGCGTTCACTCGTGCAGACAGAGAAGCGCGTCAACTGGAAGGAAAGTCTGACTGTTGGCGGCCGTCACTGGTACGACACGCTCGAACTTCCAGGCGGAAAGATTGGGATGATTGTCCACGGTGATCAATTCCGAGGCGGACTTGGGATGCCGTGGTACGGAGTCGCAAAGAAGGCGAGCGGCTGGCGCTTGAGCGTCGCGCCGTTTGACTATCTTTGGTTCGGGCACTGGCACCAGCCAGCGCGCCTTGTCTTGGCTGACGGCAAGATCACAACGTGGTGCAGTCCGTCATTAGAGTCAAGCAATCGATTCGCGCAGGAGATCGTCGGCGCCTCAGGGGAGCCTGGACAGTGGCTCCAATTTTTCGATAACGAGGGAGAGGTCTCGGCTGAGTACCTGATCCGATTGCGCTGATGCCGTTCCTCTCAGGTCCTCCTGCTCCCAAGCCAGAGCAGATTGGGATCTGCACCGTGTGCGGGGAGGAGGCACGCGTCTGGAAGTTCTGTGAGCAGGAAGTCAGCCTGACGCTAGGCTATTCTGCGGTTCTGTCCTACGCGATCTGCCGAGACTGCCTAGAGGTGGTCCTGGACCTCGCAGGCGAGGACGATGACTACGCTGGCCCAGCCAGCGACCCCCCAGGCTGACCTCCTCCAGCCTGGGGGTTTTCGTGCTCAAATTAGGGGCTTGACAAGCCGTTGCGAAACGGCGTAAGATCGTTGCATCGGGAGGAACCCAGCCAGACGGCAGGGCCGATAAGTAGGAGGAAACGATGCAAAGGTATGTAGCGGTCTTCTCGGCAAAGTCAGACAAGTCACTGGCGCAGGTGCATCTCGCAGGTTGCAGCGAGATTGCGAAGGGCGAGTATCCAACAGAAGAGTTTGCAACTCCCCTGCGCGCCAAGATTGCGGCTGAGGGAATGGGTGGAACGGTTGCGGACGGCAAGTTTGTGACTGGCTTCCCAGCCACTTACGCACCTTGCGTGCGAAAGGCGGTGCGCTGATGAAGGCGAACTGCTGGAACTGCGGAAAGGTTGTCCGCGTTGCGAAAGACAACTCAAACATCTACACGAGAATCTGCGCCAAGTGCGCGAAGGAGGTTGCAAAGTGAATTGCGAGATTGTGACTGCAACTTGGCGTGATGCGTGCGGACGGCAAGCAATCGGAACGTGGCAGTTTGGCACTGTCGCAAAACCGTTTGGCTCGCCGCTATTTGTGTGCAAATTGCACGCCAATAGATTGACAAAGCAAGGTCACTGGGACGTGGCGGTGGCCTTCAAGAAGAAGGAGGTTGCAAAGTGAAGGCATACATTCTGGACGGCTTGGCCGTCGCAACGTTCATTGCAGCGATGGTGCTGCTCTTGGCACTGGGGTCGATGCGATGAAACTCAACAGAAAGACCGAGCCAAAGGTCTATAAGCGAGTTGGCATCAGGACGCAGTTTCTTGGTGAGCAGAGCGAGCGTGCTGATCGATTGACGGACATTGCCATTGGCGTCCTGGGGTTCTGGTTGCTGGTGGTGATCTTTGTGGTCGCTGGCTGATGCCGACGTACCAGTACCGCTGTGGCGACTGCGGACACCGTGAAGAGCACACGCACTCGATGACGCAGGTCTATAACCCGCGTTGCGAGAAGTGTGGCCGCTGGATGCGGATGATCTATTCGCCAGCGGCAGTGGTTTACAAGGGCGAAGGATTCGCAAAGAAAGACCGTAAGAAGGAGGGCAAGTGAGCAAGCAATACGAGTTCATCAAGGCAGAACAGCGCAGTGCAGAATGGCACGCGCTTCGCAAGGAAGGCATCACGGCGACGGAGGCTGCAGTCATTGCAGGCTTGTCGCCGTACAAGACGCCGTATCAACTTTACGCAGAGAAGTTGGGCAAGTACACGCCAGAGCCAGTGGGCGCTGCTGCGATTCGGGGCATCCTCCTGGAGAACACGGTGGCTGAGTTCTACGAGATGGAGACTGGCCGCGAGTTGCGTCGCAGCAATGGCATCGTCCGACTCAAGGAGATGCCGTGGGTGATGGCGTCGCTCGACCGCACCATCGTGGGCGAGGACGGCTTGGTGGAAATCAAGACGAGCACGTCACCGCGTTGGAGCCTGTATCCAGTGCCGCCAGAGGTTGAGGCACAAGTCCAATGGCAAATGTTCGTGACTGGCGCACCGTGGTGCGACGTCGCGGCGCTACTCGGTGGCCTGGTCTTCCGCATTGAGCGAGTAGAGGCGGATCTGGAATACCAGACGAACCTGTATCGCAAGGCGGTGGAGTTCCGCAACCTGCTCGCAACGCAGACGCCACCAACGCTGAGCGGCGAGGACAGCGACGCGCTGGCTGCGGTTGTGCCGCAGACGAGCGAAGAGTGGAATCAGGCTGATGCTGGACTTGAGCGGCTGGCGTCGCTTTACTCGGAGAAGCAGTACGAGTCCAGGCTGCTGGATCAGGAGTTGCAGAACCTCGCCATTGGGTTCAAGGAGGCGATTGGCGAGAAGGCTGGTCTTGTGGGCGCTGGCTGGTCAGCAACCTGGAAACAGAATCGGGCTTCTGCGAAGACGGACTGGGAGAAGGTTGCGGATGCGCTGAAGGCAGTCGCTCCAGAGACTTACGCCGAGGCCGTCAAGCGGCACACGGCGGAGAAGGCTGGGGCAAGAGTCTTCAGGTTCAAGATGGGCGATGGCGCGTGACACGCATTCAGATCGACGATCAGATCCTGAAGCGTGCGGTTGAGATCGCAAAGCGAGAAGACATTCTCCCGCCTGGGAAGGTGGACAAGAGCCTCTCGCAGAAGGGAAGGGCGGCCGTCTGGGAGGGCGCCGTTGGTCAGGCGGTCTTCGAGCGCGCACTTGAGAATCTTGGCGTCGGGTTTGAGTTTGTAGCGTCAATCTTTTACGACTACGACACCGACCGCGGGACGGTTGAAGTCAAGACGAAGGAGCGAGCCGTTGATCCTCGGCCTGAATATGAGGCGAGTGTCTACGACTACAACAGCCAAAGGCAGAACGCAGAGCATTATGCGTTCGTCAGCCTGCGGCTGGCTCCTGGACATACGAAGTCGAGCGAACCGAAACTTCACCGCTACGACGTGGGCTGGGTCTGCGGCGTCATCAGCGGCGATGATTTGGCTCGCAAAGCGAAGCGGGTGGAGATTGGCGATCCACTCCCGAACGGCCAGAAGGCGCAGTTCGTCAGCCATAACGTGACCTACGCGGAACTGAGTCCGCTAGGAGAGGAGGTTCAATGAGCAAGAAGATCAGCGAGGCGCTGTTGGCGCCATTTGACGAGAAAGACCTGAAGCATCGTCCTGGGAGGGCTGGACTAGTGTTCACATATGCCGACGCTCGTGCAGTCGCGCAGCGACTAGACGACGTGCTTGGCATTGAGAACTGGCAGTTTGAGGTAAAGGTGGCCGACCCAATTCGCGGCGTGGTCCACGGTTCACTGGTGGTGGTGGTAGAAGGCAAGACAACGATTCGTCAAGACTTCGGGTACCCAAATTCCGCCCAGGATGACGAACCGCTAAAGAGCGCCGCGAGCGACGCACTCCGTCGCTGCGCTGCTCAACTTGGAGTCGGGCGGAGCCTGTATTCACCAGAGAAAGGTGTCCCAGTACCACTTGGGCGGGTTTCGCGCCTCTCCGTGGCTCCTACACCTCTCTCCGTTGATTCTACGGAGGGGTCTGGGACCGCTTCGGACGACGCAATCCTCGCAGCGAAGGCTGCAATGCTCTTTGCCGAGAACGTCGGCGGCGAGTTCTGCAGCCACGGCGAAGCCTGGACGCTCAAGCCTGGTGGCGTGAGCAAGACGACTGGCAAGCCGTATCAGCCGTTCTGGGCGGCCTCACACAAGGCGCCTGATGGCTCCTGGTGCCGCGAGAAGCCGAGCCGCGAGTTCCTAGCCAAGCAAGCGCCAGCGGCGCCGAAGTTTGTTCCTGAAGACAGTCTCGAGGAGTTGCCGTTCTAACGGCTGAGAGGAGGACGAAATGAGTCTATGGATCAAGTGGTCAGCAGGAGCGCACCGAGACGCGGTGATCGCCAGCCTGACTGACACGCAGTTCCGAGCGTTCATCACCATCCTGGAAGTGGCAAAGGAGATGCGGAAAGGCGGAGAGTTCCGCGACCGCGCGCACCTTGCCGCAGTCATTGGGCCGAGGCTTGGTCGGGCAGTGCCTCGACTGATTGCCGAAGGTCTCCTGGACGTGTCTGGAAGCGGTCTCGTGACCGTCTCGAACTGGTCTCGATGGCAGGTCGACCCGACTTCAAGTCTGCGAGTGGCGAGGCATCGTGCTCAGAATAGGGTTGTGCAACGTTTCAGCAACGCTATAGAGCAGAGAGAGAGCAGAGCAGAGAGAGAGAAGAGAGAGACTCTTACTAACGGAACGCTAAAAAGCGTTGGAGAAATTCTGAGAGGCGGAGCGAGATGAGTAGGAGCGTTGCAATTCTTGGACCACAAGGGACTGGAAAGAGCACCATCGCTTCGCTCTTCGTCGAGCATCGTGGCTACCAGCGACACGGAATCGCTGACGCCATCAAGCACATTGCGGATATGGCGTATCCAGGAGTCAAGAAGACAGACACGCTGAAGGTGAGGCGGCACTTTGGTGACGCACTGCTCACTGGCCGAGAGTTGCTTCAGGATCTTGGAGGAGCGATGAGGGCTGTTGACACGCACTTCTGGCTGAGACTCTGGCACCAGGATTACCTTGAGATCCAGCGCCACGGCTATGGCGTGGTGGTGGACGACGTGCGCCTAGACGCTGAGGTGACCTACCTGCGGAACATCGATCCGACCATCTTCGTGGTCAGGCTCGCCGCGTCGGAGGATGTTCGGCGAGAGCGGATGGGTGGCGCGCTGATTGGGACGGCCGACATCACCGAAAGGGGCTGGACAGACTCAACGTCGGACCTTACCCTGGACACCACGCACCTCAGTCCAGAGGATGCGTATCGGCGGATCACCGACGCAATGGAGGGATGATGTTCAAGGAGTTGGATGTTCTTGCAGCACAGGCTGGCTATCGATTCGCCGAGGCCGTCAAGGTTGGCGACGAGTGGCACGTCATTCTCGACGACGAGGACGGCGAGATTTCTTATGTTGGCAAGACGCCGCAGGAGGCGGCGGAGAAGGCAATCGAGAATCTGGTCCGCATCCTGAACAGGTTTGAGCGATGAACGGATTCGAGGTGTTCGGACTTCTGATCGCAGCGATTCATCTGCTGCTGGCGTTCCTGGTGGCCGTCAGTCTGGGTGAGGCGGCACGCCGTGGCAATGCGGCTGCGGGTACCATCTATGTGATCTTGGCTATCGCTACGGTCATCTGGATCACAAGGCAGGTGCTATGGCAGCAGTAAAGGCGCAGCGTGGTGGACCGCGCAAGGAGCCAGTCTTCGCCGTCACCTCGTGCGGCGCGTGCGAAGGCGTCTTGAACACGCTGAAGGAGTCTTGGCGCGTGAAGGTCGTCACGTTCAACGCAAACAAGCGCCAGACGAGGTTCGCCTGGTATCACCGTGGGTGCGTCAAGTGATCCGCGTCGAGCGTCCAGCGCCGTTCCTTGACGACAAGGTGATTGCCGTCCAGGAGGGTTCAGACGCCTGGTGTGAGGAACCAGGCTACGTCGGGCGGCCGTGGTGCAATTTGAGCCAGCGCTTCGCCGATGCCATTGCGCCTGATGGATGGTTTTTCCTGTATGAAGGAATCGGCAATCGGAAGACGAATGCGGACCTGATCAAACACGGAGTGATGGAGGTTCAGGAATCGCGCTTCACGTTGAGCGACGGTGGCACCGCACTGTTGGCAAGGTTGCGCTGATGGGCTACTACAAAGATCAGGCGATCCAGAAGATGATTGATCCTGAGAAGAGTCGCAAGGGTAAAAACAGCCGCGCGCGTGGGAATGCGTTTGAGCGAGAGATTGCAAAGCGCCTGAAGGGTCAGCGAGTTGGGCAGTTCGGCGGCAAGCAGGACGTTGCCAATGAGTGGATGGCAGTGCAGTGCAAAGTTGGCGGATCGTTTAGCGAGCGCCAGTGGGGATGGCTCCAAAGCGTGCCAGTGAAGGGCGACCAGTTGCGCGGCCTTGTCATTGGTGACAGTCCAGGCGTTGGCGGTGGTCGCCGTCGCGCAGTCATCATCCTCGACCTTGATGACTTCTGCGATTGGTTTGTGACACCGAATCAGGAGCCAGAGGGATGATCTCCATCCTGCTGGCAATCGCGCTGGCAGTTCATCCAAGCGTTCCGAACCGAACAGAGAGTGGTGTGCCAGTTCGGGGCGTCGCATCGTGGTACAACGCGACGTTCGTCGCTGGACACGGCAATGACGCGCAGAGCACCTGGTACACGCGCGCTGGCTACAAGTTCTATGCAGCCGTCGGCACATTCAAGTGGAACGACTCTCCATATTCTCTCCGCGTCTGCCGCGCCGACGACAAGAGGCGTTGCGTGATCGTTTCAGTTGTCGACCGCTGCTCACGCTGTAGAGCAGACTTGAAGAAGCCGTGGACAGCACGCAGCCGAGCAATTGATTTGAGTCCGCACGCGTTCTCATACTTGCGCGGCTTGCATCTTGGCGTCGTTCGCGTCATAATCGAGGAGATCAAACCAGGGACATAAAGGGGAGGGCGCGTGTTTACTGTTCGCAGCATCCGTGGCGACTGGATGAAGGTCGTCGCAAAGAATGCTTATCCAACCAAGTCTCCGCGCGCTCGCATTGAGGCGCTTGCAGACGCACTCGGCATCAGCCGACGCTCGTGCTATGCATACGTCGCTGAAGAGAGGCGCGTGCCAGAAGATGTTGAGAAGCGATTCATCAAAGCCTTTGGGCAAGTGCCTGACGACGGCTGGCGAACCATCGACCTATATCGCATCCGACCGCTGAAGGAGCGAGCAAAGAAGACGCGGCGTGGCGGCGGCCGTTCAGTCGCTGAGGCCGCCGAGAAGAAGGCGGATTGGATTGAGCGCGCAGTCACTGCAGGCACTCGGCTTGCAGACGAGATGCTTGATCACGCACTTGAGTGGCAACAGAACCCGATCACCTACGGCCAGGTGGCAATGATTGAGGAGGGCCTAGACGAGCAGGAGGCTCGGCGAAAGCATCCGAATAACTTTGACTCATTAGCAATGTCTGAGGACGTTGTGGCCGTCTGCCAGTCTTGTGGGCTGATTGGTGCAATCGATGCGAGCGTGCGCGAGATCAATGGGATGGTCTTTCGCGTGACGTGTCGCACCGACTCGTACCTGGTGAGCGAATAACGCTGATACAATTTGCCAACGCCTGCTGGTGGAGTCCTCCCATCAGTAGGCATCCCAACAGCAGGAGGTTTGATGGCGACGAAGCGCGACCGATGGGACGATCTTGAGGCGTATATCGCCGACCTGCAGGCTGCGCTCAACGTTGCCAATTGGAAGGTCAGCATTGCGCGTGAGGCGTCGGACGTTGAGGCGTGGGCTGACATCAACCCACACGAGCAGAATCATACGGCGGAACTGCGCGTCTCTCACGATTTCTGGAAGCAAACGCCAGAGCAACAGCGCGAGGTGCTGGTCCACGAGATCCTGCACCTGGTCACCGCTCGGCTCGATCAGACGGTTGAGGCGCTTGAGGATGCGATGGGCAAGGTGCTCTGGGCAGTCTTTGAGCCGCAGTACGAGAACGCCACTGAGCGCACCGTGGATCAACTGGCGCGGATCATTGCGCCGACCATCCAATTGCCAGACTTCCCGAAGGCGTGACGTTCCAGCGACCGTGTCTTGACTGCGGCGTGCTCACCACGGTGGGCAACCGATGCGCCACGCACCGCGCAGCCGCGATGAGTAGGTGGAAGGAAGGGCGCCCGAACCCTTATCTTGATCCAGCCTGGAAGAAACTGAGCAGCCAGATCAGGAGCAAGCGGCCGTGGTGTGAGGTGTGCGGCAGTACGCGCAACCTGACCGTCGACCACCTTGATCCAATCAGCAAAGGCGGACCGCTCCTTGCGCCAGAGCATCGGCTTCGGGTAGTATGTCGTCAGTGCCACGGTCGGCTGACCAAACACAAATAGGAGGAGCAATGAGTCGCATCGCCTGGTATTCCAACGCTTGCCACGTTCCGTCTGGCTACGGAATGCAGACGGCTCAGGTCGTACATCAGATGGTGAAGGATGGACACGAGGTTGCCATCTCCGCTAATCACGGCGCGCAGGTGATGATGAACTGCGCGCACGGTCATCCGATAATGCCTGAAGGCTTGATGCGCTACAGCGTGGACGCTGCGCCAGAGAACATCAGGGCGTGGCTTGGCGACGCACCTGGATTCGGTGTGACGCTCTTTGACTTGTGGCCGCTGACTGGCATTCAGGGGTTCAGGGACTTGAATCTCGCCTGTTGGGTGCCAGTTGACCACGATCCAGTTCCACCGCTCGTCGCTCAGTTCCTGAAGGAAGGCGGACATCACGCTATTGCAATGAGCCGATTTGGACAGAAGAGGCTGGCAGACGCTGGCATTCCGCCAGAGGAGATCACCTACATCCCACACGGCATTGACCGCACGGTCTTCGTGGACAAGGGCAAAGGCGCGCGAGCGCAGATGGGAATCCCAGAGGACGCGTTCTTGGTGGTGACTAATGCCGCCAACCGTGGTCGCATCCCGATCCGCAAGGCGTTTGGCGAGATGGCTGACGCAATGCAGAAGTTTATGTACGACCGACCTGATGTCTACTGGATGATTCACACTGAGCCGAACGGACACAGCGAAGGCGTGAACCTCCCGCGCCTGATGGCATCTATTGGCGTGGACAGTCAGCGCGTGCGTTATCCACATCCAGTCCAGTTCCGCAATGGCATCCCGCAGGAGGCAATCGCCTCGCTCTACTCAGCCGCTGATGTGCAACTGCTGACCTCGATGGGCGAAGGCTTCGGCATCCCAGCCGTCGAGAGTCAGTCGTGCGGCACGCCAGTGATCGTGTCGGACTTCAGCGCGCAGCCTGAACTCGTCGGACCACACGGCAAGTCAGTTCCAGTTCAGCGAGTGTGGGATGAGTTCCAGGTTTCATTCTTTGCCATCCCAAACGTGGCCGCAATCGTCACTGCACTGCAAGAGGTTTACGAGGAGACGAAGGCGGGGAAGGTCGATCGGGCAAAGGTTGCCGAATCGATGTGGCGATACGATCAGGTGAAACTCTACGAGGCTTCGTGGAAGCCGCTGATTGAGAAGATGACTGCTCGACGCCAGCCGCAGGCCGCGCCGTTGAACCGACAGCAGCGCCGCGCGACAAAGCGCGGACGCTAACGCGCCCAGGGGAGGGCGGTCAGAATTCTGCGCGCACGAGGGGGCTGTATAT